GAAACAGAATCAGAAGACGAAGCTGTTTTAGAAATGGGTGGCGACATGACTAAAGCTGAAATGATGAAAGCGGCTGTAGATCACATGAAGAAAATGTCAGGTGAAGAACTACAAGCTATGTATTCAAAAGTTGCAGAAAAATGGTCAGAAGAAGATGGCGATGACGGCAAAGCCGAGTCACTTACGCGTAACGCTACTATTAGAAAAGTAGTAGAAGCATTAAAAGATTTAGAAGTATCTGAAATTACTAAACTCTTTACTAAAAAAGAAGAAGTAGAAGAAGATGCTGACGATTCAGTTGAAGAAGCTAAATCATCTAAAAATCAGAAAGAAATGGACGATATGGATGATGAAGAAGAAGACGAAGAAGTCAAAAAAGAAGAAGTTGAAATCGACATGACAGACGACATCAATGCACTAGTTGCTGATGAAGACTTGAGTGAAGAATTCAAAGCGAAAGCTAAAACTATTTTCGAAGCTGCCGTAGCTGCTAAAGTCAAAGAACAAATGACTGAAGCTGAAGCTAAGTTAGAAGAAGAAACAACACAAAAAATCGAAGAAATCAAAGATGATTTAACAGAGAAAGTTGATTCTTACTTAAACTATGTTTCTGAAAGCTGGGTATCAGATAATGAGTTAGCTATCGAAAGAGGATTAAAATCTGAATTGACAGAAGACTTCATTAGTGGTTTAAAACAACTGTTTGAAGAACATTATGTTGAAGTTCCAGAAGACAAGTTTGATGTAGTTGAAGAACTAGCAAACAGACTTGATGAGATGGAAGATAAGTTGAACGAAGAAGTTGCTAGCAACATCACAGCTCAACAAGATATCGAAGAACTTCAAAGAGAAAAAATTATCAACGAAGCGTCTAAAGACCTCGCTGATACACAAATTGAGAAGCTAAAACAACTAGCAGAAGATGTAGATTTCGAAGACCAAGAAACATTCGTAGAGAAAGTTTCTACTCTTAAAGAATCATATTTCGGAACTGGTAAAGTTGAAGCTGTCTCAGACGATAGCGCTGTAGTTAGTGAAGATGCAGATTTTTCTGGAGCGGGCGATGTAGCTCAACCAGTTAATGAAGGCATGGCACAATATACTGCGGCTTTAACCAAGTTTGCTTCGTTAGACAAGTAAACTTAAATAAGGAGACTATAAACAATGTTTATGTCAGAAAACTTACAAGAAAAATGGGCACCAGTCCTCGAACATAAGGATCTTCCGAAAATTGAAGATAATTATAAGAGAGCTGTAACATCCGTTATTCTTGAAAACCAAGAAAGAGCGATACAAGAAGAAAGAGGAGCCATGAATGAGGCCCTTGGAGCTGGTACTGGTACTGTAGCTGGAGCACCTGGTGGTGTTACAGCAACTGCTGCTAACTGGGATCCAATTCTTATATCTCTAGTTCGTAGAGCAATGCCAAACTTGGTAGCCTACGATATCTGTGGTGTTCAACCTATGACAGGACCTACTGGACTTATCTTTGCTATGAAAGCAAGATATGTTGACAGTACTACTGCTGTAGATAGAACAGAAGCCATGTTCAACGAAGCTGATACAGACTTCAGTGGAACAGGTACACACGCAGGATCAGATCCATTTGCATCTGGTTCAGCTAACACAGCTATCCAAACTGGTTACACAACTGGTACAGGAGTTGCAACAGCAACTGCTGAGATTGATTCTACAATCCCAGAGATGTCGTTCACGATTGAAAAAGCTACAGTTACAGCTAAAAGCAGAGCGCTAAAAGCTGAGTACACAATCGAACTCGCACAAGACCTTAAAGCTATTCATGGCTTAGATGCAGAAACAGAATTAGCTAATATTCTATCTGGTGAAATCCTTGCGGAAATCAACAGAGAAGTTGTTAGAACTGTTAATGATCAAGCTAAAATCGAAGGTGTTGCTTCAGAAGCAAACCTAACAGGAACAGCTGTTAACGGTCAATTCAACTTAGATACAGATTCTTCAGGAAGATGGTCAGTTGAGAAATTCAAAGGTCTTATGTACCACATTGAAAGAAACGCAAATGTTATTGCAAGACAAACACGAAGAGGTAAAGGTAACTTTATTCTTTGTTCGTCTGATGTAGCTTCTGCTCTAGCAATGGCTGGTGTATTAGATTACACTCCAGCATTATCAACAAACTTAAATGTTGATGACACTGGAAACACTTTCGCTGGTGTTCTTAACGGCAGCCTAAAAGTGTATATCGATCCATATTACGCAAGTGTGTCTCAAAGACCTACAGGCGTTAGTGCTGGTGAAGGATATTGTACAGTCGGTTATAGAGGAACTAATCCTTTTGACGCTGGTGTATTCTATTGTCCTTATGTACCATTACAAATGGTTCGTGCAGTTGGTGAAGATACTTTCCAACCAAAAATCGGATTCAAAACTCGTTACGGCATGGTTTCAAACCCATTCGTAGGAGCGACTCCTTCTTCTGGATTGGCAGCAACTTCAACTAACTCTTACTACAGATCATTCGAAGTATTAAACCTTCTATAAGAACGAGTAAGACCTAAATCAAATTTCGATTCGATTTCAAAGACCCTCATTAGAGGGTCTTTTTTTGCTTATGCATCTTTCAAGTGTTATAAATATATACATGAACAATAAAGAATCTTCAACACCTGACGGTAGATGGAACTGGTATGGTATTGAAGAAGAATACATTAAGGAGTATAAAATGAATAATGGTGTAATGATTGAGTTTGATGAGATGTATCACGAATTCAGACATGAAAACAGAAAAGCGGAAGTCGGTAAATTAGATGGTGTATGGGGTATCAGAATGTGGGAAAATATGGTCTGGCAGAAAGACGAATTAATCCCAGGACACAATGAACTCTACGCTGAGAACGCGGCTGAAAACTATGTATTCGGAATAAAGAACTAATATGGCTAAAGCTAATTGGACAAGTAATCAACCGACAAACTTAAACTATTTAAGTCCTGTAAATTTTGATCTAGCGATTAATAAATTACCTAAGACTAGATATTTTTGTACAGGTGTAACATTACCAAGTGTTACTATGAGTGAAGCTATACATGAAACTACTTTAGCTATTCAGTCAGCTTTACCAGGTGATAAGATTACATTCGATCCATTGACAGTTAAGTTTGTTGTTGATGAAGATATGACAAACTATCAAGAAATCTTTAATTGGATCATGGCATTAGGACCAGGAAATAATACACAAGATTTCATCAATTTAGTAGATGCTAAGAAAACATCTACAGGTAAATTCAGTAACGCTAGTTTTGAAAATATGTATTCAGACGCTACTGTTATTGTTAATACATCAGCTAATAACGCGAATTTAGAGTTCATGTTTACTGATTGTTTTCCTGTAAGTCTTGGAAGTATTGATTTCCAAACTGATGCTCAAGGTGTCGAATATGCTGTTTGTGATCTAACATTGAAATTTACTTTATTTACAGTAAAAACTAGTACTTAAAAAGTACACTATATATTATATACATTATGAATTTAAAAGAAATCCAAGAGATGTGGAAAAGTGATTGTAAGATAGATGATATCGAACTTGACGCTTCTTCACTAGAAGTACCAAAACTACACGCCAAATACGCTGAACTATTATCAGAGAAGAAACTCGCTGTCATTCGTTATGAAAGACAAATGAAAGAACTCAATAAAGATAAATGGTTATGGTATGGTGGTAAAATGACCAGAGATAAAATCGAAGAAAAGAATTGGGATTATGATCCGTTTGACGGATTGACAGTTCTCAAATCTGATTACGATAAATTTACTGGTGCTGATAAAGATATTCAAGATTTAAATGATAAACTTGAATATCTCAGAATAACAGTTGAAGTGTTAACAGATATTGTCTCACAAATTACTTGGAGACATCAAACAATAAAGAATATTATAGAATGGCGGAAGTTCATGGCAGGCTCATAGTAGCCAAATCAGACGAAGTATATCTAACAGTATCAGCAGAAGACTCAATCCGAAAAGAACTCTCAGAGTTTTTTAAGTTCAAAGTACCTGGTGCTGAGTTTATACCAGCTGTAAGAAAAAGATTTTGGGATGGATACATTCGTTTATTCAATCTTAATACAAATCAAATCTACTTAGGATTGTACGATTATCTCAAAGAATTTTGTGATGAAAGAAACTATTCTATTGAAGGTTATGAGAAAGATACAGACATATTTACAATAGAACGATTCGAAGAAATCGTAAAAGATATACCATTTCAACTCAGAGATTATCAAAAAGAAGCTGTAGCTTACGCTGCTCATAATCAAAAATGTATATTAGTATCACCGACTGCTTCAGGTAAGTCGTTGATGATATACAGTCTTATTCGATATAATTTTCTTAAGAAAAACAAAAAGGCTCTAGTGAT